TCCATTGGATGCCAAATATCTCTGTCCGAGAGTAGGCTTTCGGCTTTAATCTTCCACTGTGTGTGGTTCGGCACATCGGATGAACCGTGAAATAAATTATCATAACTCATAAAGAGCCTCCTTTTCTAAGCGGGAAACACCCGCAAAAATAAAATTTAACCTACTACTCTATGCAGTAAGCTTATGCTACACATTCTACATAACAAACCCTGTCTTCATCACGTCTCATAGCACCCATGTTCATATGAACATAAATCTGCTTTGAGTATGACAAGGTGCTTTCGATGCTAATTTCTGTTGAAATCATATCCTGAACACCAAGTATAAGACCGCTCTGAAGCCAGAAAGGACATCTGATTACATTTGCATTGCCATCTACGTCGTTGTTTGTACCAACGACAATCTTATTAGACACAATCCAGTTAATCCCATGCCATCCCCTTATAATCCTACCAACCGCTAGGGGCTTAGCATCGTTATAATCGCTACTAGTGTACTCCTGCTGACCAAAGAGGTTAGTTGCCTGACGTGGACTAATCGCACCCCAGATAGGCGTGCTTTCATCTGCGTCTTTGTAGGCGAAATACTCTCTTACGAGTTCGGCCTTTTCGATAGTCATTCCCGTATCAGAAGCAGAACAGTTTGCTGTTGAACAGTCCCATGCAATAGTACGGCCCGTGTCTAAGCCGGTGTACTTTACGTCGCCGTCTTGGCTTGCCCATGTAATCGTATTTGTGCGATTACGGCCCGATGTAACATCGCCATCAATACACGCAAGTATAATATCATCTTTCTGGCGATTGATAGCGGCAACATACTCCGTCATAATATCGGAGGTAGGCTCTACTATCCTATTGAGGTTATCGTCGGGGTCGATAAGTACACTATCGTGATATGGAGTCGTGCCAACCCATCTACGTTCAGTCGTGATGTCCCTGTGTGGGGTCTGGGGATTACGGCCTGTTTTTTCCGTCATTCCTAATTTGCCTATCGCATCAAACGCTTTGTCTTCTGCATTTGTAATAAGTTTGATATCTACAGCTTGCTCTAGTTTACTTTCCTTCTGCTGTAGGAGATGGTAGAGCGTCCCTTCAAACTCATCGGCGAACCCATCTGGTATACTTCCATTTAAAACTCTTCCCATTTTAATTACCTTCCCTTAAATTATCTCTAGTTAAATAACATCGAGAAGGTAATCGTTTCCGGTCTTCTCTACTTACGCCGTTTGGCGAGTAGGCTACTACTGTTTGTGGGGTTCCGTGTAGGAATAATCCCTATAATAAAGCATCGTCAGGTCTGCTATGCAGGTACTCTAACTATTGCCTTTTCTTTATATAGTCTTGCCAGTGTTGCCATTGTTTGTTTATGTTCAGGATGTAAGGGTTGACTGAACGCATCGGAGTTATTTATCACCTGTATCTGCGCATCTATATCCTTCGGCGTTGGTGCTTGATTTATGTTTGGTGCTTGACCAGAACCGGAGAAGTCTCCGCCTATGTTTGCGTTGTACTTAATAAAGTCTGGGTCATTGCCGAACTTCTGCAAAATCCTGTCTTTAAAGTCAGCATCGCCCTTAGTTCCTTTTTCTATTGCAAAGTTTGCAAGATGCTCTTTCTGCGTATAGGCATTGCCCCATTCAGATAGAAGGTCTGCTTTCAATTGTGCCGTATACGTTTCGGAGTTGTTGTTATAATCTGTAACTTCCTGCATCACATCGGCATTGTACGCTTCCATAATACCTGATATCTGTGTGGGATTTAGTCTAAGTTGGTTGAATAGACCGGCAAACTTCGTCGCTCTTTCGTCTGACCATACTTCCTCAGGCATATCCTCTGGGCGTTCAAACTTAGCGTCTTCGCCCGTCCAGCCCCCTGCTTTATGGTAAGCATCCCAATCATCATCGGTGTACTTATCCGAGGGCTTTGTCATTGTGTCTGCGCCCTTCATCTTATCGAAGTTTGAAAGCATACTCATTGCGCCCTGCATACTCTTGGTGCGGTTAAATATCTCTTCGCCTCTAAGATTCTCTGGAACATATTTATCTTTCCAGCCCTCTGTAAAGTTTCCCTCAGCATCCATGCAATTACTAGGGGTCGTTTCGGTAGCCACCTGTTCGGTGGTCGCTTCGGTAGTCCCATCCATTTCGCTCATAATTTTGCTTCTCCTTGTTTTGGTTGATTAAATGTTCTATTTAAATGACTGTTTATTCCCAATATAATCGACCTCTGTCCTTCGCGATACGCTGTACCATAAGGGTTTTGGTCGACATAAGTAGGGCTATTTTCTCTGCACATTTTGCTTAGTTCGCTTAGGACTAGCTTTCCTTCTGGTAGGTCGAATATCTTTTGGAACATCCTCGATAACTCGTTCTGCTTTTCCACTCTTGCTTTCATCTGTGCTTCTTGTTTCGGGTCTGTCCTCATTCTTTTCCTCCTTGATTCTTGGGAATTGATTCGCTCTCTCCGCTTCTTTTCTGTCTTTCTGTGCTTGCTTATTTATCTGTGTCATAATTTTCCTTTACTTTCTTCTTGATTTTCTACGATTTCTGCCACCTCTTGGCTTCTGGTCTCCTGCTTTGCCTACTTTTGGCTTTCCGCCACATTCACCTTTTACTGCCATTATCTATCCTTTCATAATTGCTTCTGCGGGGCTTCCGCCTTCAGGTGCTTTCGTGCTACCCGGATAAGCCTGCGCCGCCGCTTGTGCCATTTCCATTTGCATCTGCTGTTGTTTATCTTCTTCTCTCTTTTGTCTCTTTGCTTTAACTTTATCTGCCGAAGCCATATCATCTATGCTTACACCTAATGTAATACCTCTTGCTCTATATCCCTTGTCTATGTTTACGTTGTCAAGTGTGCCCGGAACTACGGCTTCGATTTCTGCACCCTCCTGCACCCACCTAAGCCATCCCATTGATTGCGCGGCCTGAAGCTCTAGTGCTAATCTGCCAACATATTCAATCTTAAAATTCTTACCCCTCATCTTTTCCGGTAGTTCTCCGAACTCTCCGTTTCTTTCTAAGAGTCCAATATCTCTTGTCACCATTCCCGTAAGCCATTCAGCTTGTATTCTACTAACCGGCATTACGAGTTTCCTCAATCCCTCTGCGAGCCTTGACCGTATCTCTAGCTCATTCCTTCTGTCGCCCTTCAGTTGTTCAAGTTGATTAAACGCATCATTATAACATATCTTGCGAACCGTGTTCTGGTCCATCTCTAAGATATCTTTTGTAATTGCGAAGTTTCCTAAAGCCTGTTGCTGGATTGCCTTGATGGAGTTCATTTCAGAAACGAAGTTCAAATCGCCCGGCTTTACCTTCACCTCTCCTTCAAAGGTGTCTAAAATCTCTTTAGGAGGATTGTTATGTAAATTGCCACAGGTTATTAGGCTTTCTTTTTCTTCTTGCAAAGCATTTACTATGCCTACCGCAAACGTCCCAACGCCCCTGCCCCACTTCTCGCTTGACGATTTAGACCATCGTGGCACTTGGAATGGAAACTCTGGGAATCCGCTTTCTTTAACAATCTCATTATCTTGACGTGAAACAAATATAGACTCAAAGGGCATTGACATAACATCTTTACCCGTTTGGTCCTTTAATTCTCTTGGTCTAACTATCCATACAAACTTAAACTCTTCGGTCGTTGTCTTTGGGTCTTTCATCTTCGCAAGCACAGATTCGCCAGCATCTTTGCCCCACTTTTGGAACGCCTGTCTAGCGGTGTACGGAAACTCAATCATAACGGTGTCTACAATACCATTTGAGTTTTCTTGGAAGGTATACATGCCAATGTCGTAGTCTTTATATGTAAGCCCGCCTTCTGCCATCCAATCATTAAACATACACGCAGTTCCAAATGTACTAAGTGACCTTATCGTTTCGTTTGCCTGCAGCATAAAGTTAGAACCGATACGCTTCTCGTGAGATATCTCTGTTATTTCGCCTAACTTTCTTTTGATAGAATCAATTTTATTAAGCTCTGGGTCGGCCATTACGACGTTATAGAACTTGTCGCCCGGAGGAAATAGGTTAATAGATAGGCCAGAGGCCATATCAATAGACGCTATAACTCCGGTAGGGTCAGGGTTCTCTCTACCAACAACCGCGCCCTTCGCTCGCTTTGTCGTAATCTGGTTCTCACGAGGGAACATAACATCAGCTACTTCTTGATAGAGGTTTCTGAAGTTAGCGTCCTTCGCCCATTCCTTATCGTATATTGATAATAATTCTACCGCTCTATCATCCATCTTTTTACCTTATGGTTTTGTTAAAAATTTCATTTGGTCTCTGCTTATTACCGGCTTTCCGTTTGACCATGTCCACACAGCACCGTCGATTGGTCTCCACGCTCCTCCGGCCTCACATGGATTACGTTCAATAAATTCATTCTTGGTTTCTTCTATTTCGTCAAACCCGAAACAAGATATAGTATTCATTAAGTGCTGACGATGTGTTCTGTTGGAATTAACACGAGTATAATATACTGATAATTCAAAACGGCCTTCACGTGGTTTAACTTCCCAATAATAATCCATTTTTAGGTCTCCTTACCTTACAGAAGCATTTGTTTGTCTTTTTTTTGTATACGTTGATACTTTCGCTAATCTATTACTGCCCGCAGCGAGAAGGAAATAGTTCAGGGCGTTCCTGTAATGTTCCTGCCTATCTCCCGTGGGTTTGTATCTATAAACAATAGTTCCTTTTCGTTTATCCTTCTCTTCAAACCTCGCACAGTTACAACACTGCCTTGCAAACTCTTCCACTTCAGGACATTGTCTTGGTAACACTGCTTCTCCCATAGAAAGAATCCTATGGCTCTGGTCGAAAAGCTCTGTCCTGTTTACTTTAATAGTACCTGTATTAGTATTGAATATCGCTGGTGCGGTCTGGGTATCGCTGTATTCACACAAGAAAGTCTTATGTCTGGTCTTGTTCTGATATGCCCTAGCCTCATCGTAGTAAGGACCTATATCAACAACGTCACTCTTTACATTATACTTTCGAGCTAAGTCATATATTTGATTCCAGCCCTCTGGCCCTTCGGGTATCTTACATGCCCTTATTATTTCGTATCTGTCTTTTGCTCGTTTAAGACCTATAACTACGTGTTTAACTTTACCAACGTCAACGCCCATCGCGCAAGGCCCTGTACTTCCCATAGAAGGTGAATCGTTACCGCAACATAACAATACGTCACGCTTCCTCAGCTTCTCATCTCTATTAGAGTAAGGCCTACCAAGTCTTAATCTATAAATATCGGCCAAATTACCAAAAGGTGGATTATTAAAATCGTCAAGTATCTCTGCGGGGTCGTTAATGGGATTCATTAACTGCGAAGCCATATATCCATGCATGAAGCCCGATTTATCTTTAAAGTCTGGAACCCACTCCCCCGTTCCCTGACCCTGCCACATCGGTAATTCCTTACCGCACTTGTCGCATCCTATGTAACCCGTGCCGTTAGGTCTTAACTTAACACATTGAGGAAAGCTCTTCTCTGCACATGTCCAATGCCCGCATGTACATTTCCTAAACCAATATCTCTGGTCGGACTGCTTGAAGATTAAATCAATACCAAAATCCTCGTGAGAGGGATTGCCAAGATAAACTTCTTCTTTATAGGGAGAAAGCCCCATCCTGCCCTTGTACTTCTCTATTACGTCAGGGTCCATATAATCAACTTCGTCATACACACACTTATCCACAGAGAATCCAGCGGTCTTAGAAGATGTGCTTTCTGTGGAATCTCCCACCTTCTGGCTTAATCTAGCACCACGAAGATATAAGAAGGCATCTCTTACCTTCTTTAGCGAAGTAGTATCAGTGCCCCCCACAACATTCTTAACGTATCGGCCAATAGATGATTTGTTATTAGCTATTAAGGGTTTGAATCTGGACTTACTAAACTCCCCCACCTCGTCATTCGTGGGAAATATATGAGCAACGCCCAATTTGTACTTGCCCATTATACAGCCATGAAGGTCTTTTAATACTTCAAGTTCAGTAGCACCAAAGCTCTGTGCGGCTTTCAGATAACATATCCGCCTAGCGTTGGTGCTCATGGGCTCTACTTGAAACTCAAAGCTCTTGAACGAAAAGGGTCCGGCCTGTAAGCGTATCTTATTAGCAACCGCCCACCTGCCGGGGTCTACCTGCATGAGCTTATTGTTTAATTCTGGGTCATTTACGTCTAAGATGAAGAATCCCTTCCAATGCTACCTGCCGCATACGGGGCATTTGCCGCATACTGGACATGGAACTATTGATATTGATATATGACTTAGCTTGCCATATTCACGCAGATACTTAATTAAGTGTTCTCCGACATGGATAGCGTCCGGAGTTTTGAGATTAATCACCATCTCTCTAGCTACCCCGAATGGCGTCTTAACCATAAACTCTATCTCGTATTCTACTTTATGTTCCATTAGAATCCTTTCTGTTTAGCATAATCCAACCTTAGTGAATATCGAGCGTAAACAACGATTAAACACTTTTCTGATAGAGCTATAGTTTTCGTAATTTACGAGTTTGCCGTGTAGCCAAGCCCTAATCCAAAAACCGCCCCGGAACTTCTTACCACACTTGGCACATTCAAAGGTATAGCCCATTCGCTTTATGTATGTACCGCCAATAAGCCTGCCACAGCAAGGTATCCACATGTCGCTATATATAGTCCTTTTAGACATCTGCATTAGAGTCCTTTCTAAACTATACCTAATTCTTTCCTGCCAACCGAGCCCACGGGCCAAGGGGCGAAAAGGATATCGTGTAATTCTTTTTTCCAATTAGTCTGCTCAACTTCTGGAATCCATGCACCCCCGTCCATCGCTCGGTTAGATAACTGGGATTCATACTTAGGTATATCAGATTCAATGTCTTCTTCGTATACTAGAAATAAACTCTGCATCCTACGTCCGTTCTTTTTCGCCTGCTCTCATTTTCCCCCAACCTTCTTAGAATAAATCCAACATATATCATCTATTCTCAGTAGTGTTTTGTCGCCTTTACAACAATAATAAATAATGAATTTTTCATTGTCGGTGATTGCTTTAAAAATACTATCAACGCCTTCTTTGCATAGTATAGACTGTATGTAAGGTGCACCCCTCATGCCAATATCAACTAAATATTGTTCTTTTTCGCCTGCTCTCATTTATATCCAAACGCATTTAAAATTATACGATCTTGCATGTCTCTATATTTTTTTTTAATCTCTTTGAGTGTTTTTCTACATTCTACAGCACACGGTACGTCGTCTTCTTGATGGCAATTCCAACAACTACATTCTCTTATGTCTTTCATAGTTTCCTACTTAAAATATATATCATCTTGACATTGACTGTCTATCTCATCCCCTGCCTCATACCCTGCGTCTTTTAGTACCTTAATCACATCTTCGATTTTATTCATATCCCGCATTACAACCTTGAAGCTCCAGCTAAAATAGTCTTCTCCTTTTGCTCCGTCCATAACTTTCTCCTTGAAGTTTATATGAAGTATCTTGTTTCATTTCTCTTTGTTTTTCCGTTTTAGGAACTCCGAAAAACTTTTTCCGCACAGTAATCCCGAAACGCTTTAGCCTTCTCAGGGCTGTCAGTCATTAAACAAACTTCGCTATTTCTAAAGACAATTCCTGTCTTGGCTAAACTTATGCCCCTATTAAGATTTTTCCTCACCCTGCGTACGCCACCCATTAAGATTCCTTTCTAGGTATAGAACCAAAATAGTTAAGAATTGTATCCTCTTGCCTTTTTCTGAGTCTTTCATTAGATTCTTTCCAATGCTTTTTGCAAGCCGCCGAGCACGGTAAATTTTCAAGTTTGTTTTTAATACATTCGCTACAAGTAATCATTAAGGATTCTTTCCCGCCAACAGTAATACTACCCATTAGATTCCTTTCTAAAGTCCTCTTTAATAGCCTCTAGGACTACATTTGCCATAATGAGATTATTATAATCCCCATGGAACGTTATTAAAGCATCTCCGTCAGAGTCCGCTATCGTTATGTGAGTTCCGGCTAGTATTTGTAGTTTATCCATTATATGCTTTCTAAATTTGTGTGTCGTCTGTGACACACTACGTTATTTGTGTGTCATATTCCGTTAGATATGGTGTACAAATGGTTACCTATCTTAACATCATTCGTATATGTAACAAAACTACTATCCCGTGATTTCTAGCACTTTCTGCGTTTACGCTGTCGTAAACAGCTTGCCTATCTTAACATGAAGATTATCACAACGTAAATACCAACATATACTATTGTCGAGGGCGTGGGTCGTGTATTGCTTGGAAAATAAAAAATATATGCGTCCGAAGTCGTTGT